GACCCTCCCTACGAGACGGCACCCGACGGCAGCATCAGCCCGTTCATGCCCGTCACCCCCGGCCCGGACGCCGCCTGGCAGGCCCTGTGGAAGTTCCTGAACCAGCTGCAGCTACGCGAGATCGAGCGCCGCCTGCTCGCCGGAGAACTCTGGTAGGCCACTTTCTTGCTCTCGACCTGGACCGGCGGTTAGCGTCAAAACGCCTCACCGCCAAGAGGCCCTCTTTCACGGCAGACCGCCATCTTGCCGTGCCCAGCCACCGCCAGGTTGGAGACCCCTGTGCTCGACTTCTCTGCTGCTGCCTACGGCAAGGCCGCTATGGCGTCCGCGCCGCTGGCGACCATCCGTCCCGCCACTGCGCCCGGCCCCGTGTCCATGGCCGCCACCGACCTCCTCGACGCCCCCATGGACTGGTCCTGGGAGCAGCTGCGCGACTACGTCATGCGCTCCATCGCCGAGCGCCACGGCCCCCAGCCACGCCACGAGTCGGCCAAGGTCAACTCGATCTTCAAGAGCTTCGCCGACCGCTGGGGCAACCAGGCCGGGCCCATCGCGCGCTTCGCCTTCGAGCAGCAGGACGGCTTCTGGCGGTCCGCACCGGTCACCATCACCCGCTTCACCAAAGGCAACGACTCGTATTTCGCGGGGCCCATCAGCGAGCGGCTCGCCGATGTCTGAGCTGTTCATGCTGCCCGCCGTGACCTTCCGCCCTGCCGACAGCGAGCCGACCTGCTGCCCCGACGCCTACCTCTGCCTCGGCGGCACCACTCCGGAGATGGAGTGCCCCCGCCACGGCGGCTTCGACGTCTGCTGCAGCCAGCCCGAGCGCCACATCCCTCAGAACCGCGCCGTCTGGCACCAGAAGATGAGCAACTGGGAGCAGAACCTGCTCAACACGCACATCCAGCGGTTCAAGATCCTCCAGGCGTACGAGCTGGAAGACACCCCCTGCGCCGACAGCGTGCTCCGCAAGACCTTCTGATCCATCCTGCCCGGCCGCCACCGGGCCCTCATCAAGGACCGCCAGCCTTGAAGCGACCGCCCCCGCCTCCGTCATGCCATCCGCTGTCCGACCCGGACTTCAACCGGCTCAAGGCCACCCGGCCCCGCCTGTGGACCGACCCCAAGAAGTCCTGCCTGACCTGCCTCAAGCGGGACGGCCAGACCTATCGCTGGTACGCCGACGACGCCGCAGGCCGCCGTACGGACGAGATCACCACCTACGAGTGCCAGTGCCAGCAGCAGTGGCTGATGCACCTCTGGTTCCTTAACGCGGGCATCCCGCTGAACTACCAGAGGCTGGGCTGGGACGACATCAAGGCGATCCCGGAGCACATCGTCTCCCAGGCCATGGACTACGCCCTGCAGGCGGCCCGCAACATCGCCGCAGGACGCAACCTCGTTCTGTGGTCCAAGGGCCCCGGCACCGGCAAGACGCTCCTCCTCGCGCTGTTGTGCAAGTTCCTCATGGCCAACGGATTCCAGGCTCACTTCTCCCAGTTCAACGACGTGCTCGACCTGTTCACGTCCAGCTGGAGGGACAAGGACGAGAAGGAGCACTGGACGCGCCGCGTACGCAACGTGGACGTCCTCGCCATGGACGACATGGGCAAGGAGAACAAGGGCCGGATCGACGTGGTCGACGACATGGTCGACCGCATCATCCGCTCCCGCGTCTCCGACGCCGCCCCCACGATCATCACCAGCAACCGCACCCCCGAAGAGATCCAGCAGGGTTACGGCGTCTACGCGATGAGCCTTCTCAGCGAGACCGCCGACTTCATCGAGGTCACCGGAGCCGACTACCGGCCCCAGCGACGCGAACTCTCCCGCCAGGAAGCCGAACTCGGCCTGGCCCGACCCATCACGGCGGTATGACATGAGCGACCTGTACGACTCCATCCCCAAGACCGTCGGCCAGGGGAGGGCCATCGTCGAAGCGGTCACTGCCTGGGAGGCCACCGCCGACAACCGGGTCACCCGACACTACGCGCCGAGGGCGGGCACCTCCGCCGTGAACGCCGGTGAGCAGATCCGCGTCGTCGACCACAAGCTCCGCACCCTGCAGACCCTCCTGGGCACGTCGAAGACCGAACTCGACAAGCTGGAGGGCAGGCTCCGTGACCTCGTCCACGACTTCCGGGCCCCCGAGTCCGAGCTGGCCACCGCGAACCAGGCCTTGATCGACCTGCAGAAGCGCAACGACGCCATCATCAAGCAGTGCCGCGCCTGGAAGGAGCGCCTCGAACAGCAGCGCTACAGCGTTTCCACCGCGCTCGGTCTCGGTAGCGGCGCCCCCTGGCCCGAGATCTACAGGCGCGCGGCCGCCCTGGCCTCCGCCGTCAAGAAGGGCACCGAGGCACCTGTACAAGAAGACGTCCCCTTCCTGCGCCGTACCCCCGGCGATGCCATCCGCTACTTCGCAGCCGAGATCATGAAGCACGCCGAGGACAACCCCTTCGTCGCGGGCTGCGCCATGGGCCTGCGCATGGTCGCCGACGACGTCGACAACCTGCCTCAGGGGCGCCCGTGAGCCTGCACGCTGAGACCGTCCTCTACGCCAGCCTCACCGACGTAGACGCGCTGGAGGAGCTGGCCGATACCGGCCTGGAACCGGCGTGCATCCCGACGACCGGCATGCGCGACGTCGTCGACTGGGCGGTCTCCTACTTCTACCGCTCCGGCCGGAACAAGGCCCCCTCCCGCGAGCTCCTCATGGAGCAGTGGGGGCACCGGCTGGAGCAGTGCAACATCACGCTGCCCGACGAGGACCTGGAGCTCGACGACGTCGGCCCGGCGATCGAGTACCTGCAGTCCCAGTACGTCCTCGCCGAGTCCCAGCGCCTGCAACGTGAGATCGCTGTCGAGCTGGCGGGCGCCGAGCCGCACGAGCGCGTCGAGGCCGTCCACCGGGCCGCCGCCGCCTTCCAGCAGCTGTCCATGTCGGTCCGCAACCGCAAGGACGAGGTCGAGGGCGTCCAAGGCCTTCGAGACAGCCTCGCCCGCTACGACCAGCGCGCGGCCGCCCCGAAGGTCATCACCGGCATGTCCGTCGGCATGGACGCCGTCGACCAGCACACCCTCGGCATCCACGAAGGGGAGATCTGCGCATGGTGCGCACCCCCCAAGGGGGCCAAGTCCTGGTCGGCCAGCCATGTCGCGCACAACGAGTGGAAGCGCGGTCGCGTCACCGTGCTGTACACGCTGGAGAACAGCGTGACGATGACGTACGACCGGCTCGCCTGCCAGATCTGCTGCGTCGACTACCGCGAGTACCAGAAGGGCACCTGTACGCCCGAGGACGTCGACCGAGTCCGCACCTGGCTCGCCGAGAACGAGCAGGACCTGAAGGACGGCCTGCACGTCCTCTCTCCGGACGCCAGCCTGCGCACTCCCACCACGCTCATCCGGCAGGCCCAGTCCTACGGCGCGAAGTCGATCATCATCGACCAGCTCTCCCACATCCAGCACCCCAGCCCGAACGCCCGGCGACCCAAGCACGAAACCATCGCAGAGATCATGAACGAGCTGTCCCAGCTCATCACCACCGGCCGCTACACCCCGCCGGTGTTCCTGAACTGCCAGATCAACCGCGAAGGTGTCGCCGCTGCTCAGAAGGAAGGGCGGTTGGAGATGAGGCACATCGCCGACTCCGCCGCGATCGAGCGCTACAGCTCCTGGGTGTTCGGCCTCATCCGCTCAGAAACCGAGGTAGCCGCCGGTATGGCCACCCTGCAGATGCTCGCGTCCCGACGCATGGACCTGACCAACTGGCGCTGCGCCTGGGAGCCCTGGTACGGCACCCAGCACGTCCTCGGCGAGGTGACCCTGTGATCGCCTACGCCTTCCCTTGCGCCCGTCACCCCGAGTGGTTCGACACCGGCAAGACGCGCGAGACCAAGGCCGCCCGCAAGGCCCTCCGGATCTGCGAGACCTGCCCTGCGAAGCTCTCCTGCCGCCGCGCTGGCCGCGAGGGCCGCGAGTGGGGCATCTGGGGCGGAGAGACCCAGTCCGAGCGCTGGGCCGCCCTCGGTATCACCGAGGCGGACATCATCCCGCCGGACTGCGGCAACGAGATGGCCTACCGCCGTCACAAGGAACTCGGCGAGACGTGCGAGCCCTGCCGCCTGGCCCACAACGCACGCCAGCAGGCCTACAAGGAGGCCGCAGCAGAGCGCAAGCGCAAAGAGAAGGCGGAGGCGGACGCCCGCCGCGCCGAGGAACAGAAGCAGTTCGCCGAGATCCCCGGCAGCCGGATCAACCCCTTCCACGCACCGCTCCGGCCCATCTGCGGCTCCGAACGCGGCTACCGTGCCCACTTCAAGAAGGCTGAACTCCAGCTCGCTCCGCACCCGGAGTGCACTTGCCGCGAAGCCCACCGTGCCCTGCGCGCCACGGAGCGCGCCGTTCAGAAGGAAGCGAAGGCTGCCGCATGACCTGCACCGCGCGCGGCCCGTGGCTCGTTGCCTTCACCGGCGACCCCGAGAGCCGCTGCCCAAAGTGCCTCACCCAGTTCCCCGTCACCGAGTACCACGACACCGTGGTCGTCGGCATGTGCAAGGAACGCCGCGACGCCATCGTCGCGATGTCCGAGGAGCCCGACCAGGTCCCTGATGAGACCACCGAGCACCTCTGTCGGGGCTGTGCTGGCTGCGGATATGTCTGGAGCGAGCGAGTGGCCACCTCAGCCGACCTGGCCCGCGTCAAGGCGGCCTCCTCCTATGACGACTGACCTCGACCAGCTGGCTGCGCTCCCCGACGAGCACAAGGCCCAGCTCGCCAAGGACGTCCTCGACTCCCTCGGCATCCAGGTCAAGCGGCAGGTCCGCGACGAGCTGATCATCCCGTGCCCGGTCGGCCTCTTCCACAACGACCAGGAACGCAACCCCACCGCCGCCCTGTCGGCATCGAAGCTACTTTTTAATTGTTTGGGCTGCCAGTCCAGCGGCACCATCCTCTGGCTCATCGCCACGGTGCGCGGCGACACCACCATCGACCAGGCCCGCGAATGGCTCCTGGGCGAAGCCGGACTCACCCGCGCCGTCGGCCTGCCCGACATGCTCAGCTTCTTCGACGCCCTCTACACCCCCAAGGCCCGGCCGCCCATGCCGGTCTACAGCGACCGCATGCTGGAGCGCTGGGAGGGCATCGACGGCTACATCCTCGACGACCGCCAGATCCCCATCGACACGGCCATCCGCATGCGCCTGTGCACCGACCCCGACGGCTACGTCGACCGGCTGCGCACCGGCCCCCGCGCCGTCATCCCGCACTACTGGAGAGGCGACCTCGTCGGCTGGCAGTCCCGCCGCCTGCCCGGCGCCGACCCCACCGCACCGAAGTACCTGTCCACTCCGGCCTTCCCCCGCGACGAGACGATCTTCGACTACCGACCCCTGCGGACCGAGGTCGTCGTCGTCGAGTCACCCATGAGCCAGCTTCGCCACCAGCACCACAGCGACGTCGAGGGCACCTTCGGCGCTGTCGTTACCGACGAGCAGATCAAGCACCTGGTCAACGGCCGTAAGAAGCTCATCTGGTTCATGGACAACGACCCCGCCGGGTGGCGCGCCGTCGCGGGCCGCACCTTCAACGGCCGGTTCTTCCCTGGCGCCCCCGAGCGGGCCTCCCGCTGGTGCCAGAACTGGGTCGTCCAGAGCCCCTTCGCCGCCGACCCCGCCGAGATGTCCGACGAGATGTACGACGTCCTCGTCAACGAGCATGCGGTGCCCTGGCAGGTCTGGGAGCAGCCGAAGGTCCTGTACTGCCACCGCTGCTTCCAGCCCGACCACCCTGGCCGGTGCGCTGTCTGACCCGGGGCCAGAAGCCGAAGGGGTGACCCCAGGGAGGCACGTATGCTCAAGTTCGGCACCGGCACGATCACTGCCGTGGCGAAGGACAACGAAGAGGGCCAGCTGGTCCGCACCGCCGTGGCGCTCAGCGAGGCGGAGCGCGCGGGCATCCTCGCGGAGGGCGAGGAGGCGGAGGGCGAGGGGGAGTAGGCGATGACGGGACTGCGGATCAAAGGCCGTCCCGAGCACATCATCATCTCCACCAGCACCGCCATGGTACCGGCGCCATCCCGTCCGGAGCCGGTCGTCCACGACGTCAACGGCTACTACGCCCGGCTCGGCGTGCTGCCGACCGCTAGCAAGCGGGAGATCCGCGAGGCGTACCAGGCCCTCGGCGGCCCTGACGACGCCGAGCTGACCGAGATCTTCAAGGTGCTCATCAACGCCAAGCGCCGGGCCGCGTACGACCGCATGCAGTCCGGCAGCACCTTCGTCGATCGGTCCTCGGTCCAGGCGATCCTGCGCCAGGCTGCCGCTCAGGCCTCCCGGGAGAACGCCGAATACGGCACCGGAAGGACCGCCAGAGACATTATTGAAACTCTGGCCGAGGAGACGGAAAATCCGCTCCTCCGATTTCTTGCTTCGGGTTCCGCCGAAGGCTTTGATGATGACGGAGACGGGGACCGCCATCCCCCATCCAACCCCCCGGCCACATGGCCGTACTCCTACCTTCTACTGGCCTCTACCTGCGACGACGTCGGCAGGCTGGCCCGGTGGCGGGAAGGGCTCGCGCAGGCCCTGACGGGCCGTGGATGCACCCACTTCGCCGTGGGATTCCACGCCTCCAATGACCTGCCGTTCCTTGTGGTGCGAGACATCGGAATTCCCGTCGTCTTTCTCCACGAACGGGCCATAGTGACCGGGGAGTTGATTACGGCAGCCGCCACTGCCGTCGTCGCATAACCGGCTTCACCGCCCCATCAAGATCATCAGGAGCCTTCGTGACCGCCAACACGAACTCTGCCCCCATCAGCTTCCGCCGTGGTGGTACCGCCGCCGAGCAGGCCGAGAAGGAGGCCAACGTCTCCTCGTCCGGCCGCCGTGGCCCCGACTTCTTCGGCCTCAAGGACGACGGCGAGTCGACCGTCCTGCGCCTGCTGACCGACCACGACGACTGGATCTGGGTCGACCAGCACTCTTTCGTCCCCACCAAGCCGGGCCCCAAGGACGCCGAGAAGTGGCCCAAGGCCATGACCTCGGTCTGCCGCTACGACAAGGCCTTCACCGGCCACTACGGCGACTGCTACATCTGCGACGCCAAGCTCAAGAACTCCTTCGGCAAGCAGGCGACCCCCCGCGTCCGCGTCTGGGCCCTCGCCATCGAGCGAGAGCTGGTGCGCGGCGACGGCAGCGAGGCCCTCGGCGGCCCGGCCAAGCAGGGCGTCGTCATCGGCGTCCGCGACAAGATCGACGAGGTCGACGAACTCGACGCCAACGGCAAGCCGACCGGCAACAAGCTGAACTACCCCCGCATCCTCGTCATCAACATGCCGATGAAGGGGTTCTTCAGCCACCTCAAGGCCCTCCACGGCCTGTACGGCACCGTCTCCGACCGGGACTTCTCCATCACCCGCAGCGGCACCGGCACCGAGACCGAGTACAAGATCGTCCCGATCGACCCGATCCCGGACGTCCGACCCGGCACCCCCGCCTGGGAGAAGTACCTCCAGGCCGTCAACGAGCGCGGCATCTCCCTGGAGGAGATCGTCGGCGACAAGGCCACCGACGAGTACTACGCCCGCTTCTTCGACCCGACCAAGTCGGTCGAAAAGGACGGCACCGTCACCGCCGCCACGGCCACCACCGGAGGCATGGTGAACCTCCCGGCCGCCGACGCCAGCGGCCCGGCGAACATCTCCGACGACCTGCGCAGCCGCATCCAGATGCTCGGCACACCGCAGCAGGGCGCCGCAGCCGCCTGACCCAGGCACACAGACACCGGTCCGCCCCGGGTGCCCGTCAGATACGGGCCCAGCCCTCCTCACGCCAAAGCTACGGGCTGCGTTGTTCCACCCGGGGCGGACCGGGCCATCTTCAACACCCTTCAGCGCAAGGACCCACCACGTGCTGCGCATCATCACCTCCTACGCCCATGAGCGCTTCCCCGGAGCCGAACACCGCGTCGGCAATCTGAAGCTGCACCTGCCCGCCCTTGTCGAGCACGAGGACGACGGCACTCGCTGGCTGCTCGTCCCCGGCTACATACCCACCGACGTCTCCGTGTCCGTATGGGCCCGCGCTGTCAAAGACGGCGCAGCCGGGATCATGCACACCCTGCAGGACGGTGTGGGCGCCGTTCCGGCCCACCGCCTGGAAGAAGACGCCCAGAACCTCGGCAACGGGACTATGCGGCTCTCCTACCGCTACAGTGCCCTCTTCTCCGACGCCGACGGCATCCCGACGTACCACGAGGTCCTCGACCAGCTCGAAGCCAAGCAGGACCCGCCGAAGGCGGCCGCCGGGTTCGTGCACCTGCACACCCACAGCGAGTACAGCCCCCTCGACGGCCTGTCCCGCATGGACGAGATCGTCCGTGAGGTCACCGCCCACGGTCAGACGGCTGTCGCCATCACCGACCACGGCACCTGCGCCGGGCACCCCGAGCTGCAGCGCGCGGCCGACAAGGCCGGGGTCAAGCCGATCTTCGGTATCGAGGCGTACCTGTGCGACGACCGCGTCATTCGCGCCGAGCCCGGAGACAAGGAGCTGCAGGCCAAGCTCCGCAACGACTACTGGCACGTCTGCCTGTTCGCCCAGGACAACACCGGCCTGCGCAACATCTGGGCCGCCAGCACCGAGAGCTTCCGCGACGGCTTCTACCACCGGCCCCGCATGGACTGGGACACCCTCGGCCGGTTCAACGAGGGCGTCATCGCCTCCACCGGCTGCCTGCGCGGCCCCGTGGCCGTAGCCATCAAGAACGGCGACGCCGACCTGGCCCGCCAGCGCCTGACCCGGCTCATGGACCTCTACCCGGGCCGCCTGTACGTCGAGCTGCAGCCCAACGACATGCCCGACCAGGTCAAGCTCAACACGACCCTGGTCGCCCTGGCCCGCGAGTTCCACCTGCCGCTGCTGGCCACCGTCGACTCCCACTTCCCGACCGCCGACGACGCCCACGCCCACGACGTCTGGATCGCCTGCCAGACCAACAAGGACGTCCAGGACGAAGGCGACCTCTTCGCCGAGGACCTGAACCTCTACGTGATGGGCGAGGACGAGGTCCGCGCCGGACTGGCCTACCTCGGCCAGGACGTCGTCGAGGAGTCCATCGCCAACACCCGGGCGCTGGCAGACCGCTGCACCGCCCGTATCGAGGGCGAGACCACCACCCCGTCCTTCACCGGCACGCCGAAGCAGGACGAAGAGCGCCTGTGGCGGCTGATCGAGGACAACTGGGACCGCCTTCCGATCACCGACGAAGCCTCCCGGAAGACCTATATCGATCGCGTCGCCAGAGAGATGTCTCTCCTTGTCGACAAAGGCTTCTGCGGCTACTACCTGATGGTCGCCGACTACTGCGCCTGGGCGAAGGACAACGGCATCCTCGTCGGCCCCGGGCGTGGCTCCGGCGGCGGCTCGCTGGTCGCCTACCTCGCCCGCATCACCTCGCTGGACCCGGTCAAGCACGATCTTCTCTTCGAGCGATTCCTGACGCGCGGCCGGGCGGGCCTCCCGGACTTCGACGTCGACTTCCCCGCCAGCAAGAAGGCCGAGATCCTCGGCTACCTCCGCGAACGCTGGGGTGAGCGCAACGTCGTCTCCATCGGTTCCGAGCTGCGCCTGAAGAACAAGGCGGTCATCAACGAGCTGGTCCGCGCGCTGGCCTCCTCCCTGCCCGAGGGCGCCGCCGCCGACCTGCGCCAGGTCTCCACCCTGATCGACGAGGCCGAGGCGGGCACGGCCGGGCTCGGCATGTCCTGGGAGGACCTCTGGGTCCAGCACGGCGAGCAGCTGCAGCCGTTCGCCGACCGCTACCCCGAGCTGTTCGCCATGGCCGAGCGCCTGGTCGGCCGCCTGAAGAGCTACGGCCGTCACGCGGCCGGTGTCGTTATCTCCACCGGCGCCCCGCTCACCGACTGGCTGCCGATGCGCACCATCGACGGCGAAGAGCAGATGGTGACGCAGTGGGCCATGGGCGACGTCGAGGCGATCGGACTGGTCAAATTCGACATTTTGACCCTGCGCACCCTGGACACCATCCAGGAGACCCTCGACCTGGTCCGCGCCCAGCGCCGGTACGAGATCGACCTGGAGGCGTGGGAGGCCGAGTTCGAGGACCCCCTGGTCTGGGAGGAGTTGCAGGCCGCTCACACCCTCGGCGTCTTCCAGATCGAGACCCACAGCGGAACCAGGCTGTGTGAGCGGATGCGGCCTCAGAACGTCGCTGAGCTGGCCGACATGGTCACCATCGTCCGGCCCGGCCCGATGAACTCCGGCCTGACCGACCTCTATCTGCGCCGCCGCGCGGGGGAGCAGGCCGTCTCCTACCCCGACCCGCGCCTGGAGCAGGTCCTGGCGCCCACCTACGGCGCGATGATCTACCAGGAGCAGGTCATGGCCGTCACCCGCCTGCTGGCCGGGTACGACGAGTCCGAGGCCGACGGCGTCCGCAGGATCTTGGGCAAGAAGAAGGTCTCCGCCATTGCCGACGCCGGGCAGGAGTTCCTCTCCCGGGTCGACATGCCTCGCGAGCAGGCAGAACGCCTGTGGGCCCAGATGGCTGAGTTCTCGAAGTACGGCTTCAACAAGTCCCACGCCTACGCGTACGCGTTCCTCGCGTTCTGGACCGCGTTCCTCAAGGTCAACTACCCCCGTGAGTTCCTCGTCGCCGCCATGAGCACCGTCGACAAGGACCGCGTCCCGGAGTTCGTCAAGGAAGCCCGGCGCCTGGACGTCGAGGTCCTCCCGCCGGACATCAACACCTCCGGCCCCGGCTTCACCGCCGACCCCGAGCGCTACGCCGTCCGCTACGGCCTCGGCTCCGTCAAGGGCGTCGGCGACGTCGCCGTCCGTGCCCTCGTCGAGGCCCAGCCGTACGCCTCCTGGGAGGACTTCGAGACCCGCCGCAGCCCCAAGGCCAACGCGGGCGTCGTCGCCCTCCTCGCCCGCGTCGGCGCCTTCGACACCCTCGCCGCCAACCGGCGCGGCCTGGAGGCCAAGCTGCTCGCCGCGAAGACCGGCGAGGACGCCCGCTGCGTGCACAAGGACGAGAGCCTCGCCCAGGACAACCTCGGAGCGAACCTCCTGCCCTGCAGCTTCGACTGGTCCAGCGAGCCCGCGCCGGTCAACCCCCGTACCGGCAAGATCCTCAAGCGCAAGCCGATGCCCAAGCGCTGCACCAAGGCCTGCCGCCAGTACACCGCGCCGCCGCCCCTGCAGATCGCCACGGTCGAGCCGTACAGCCCGGTGGACATCCGGCAGATCGAGCACGAGATGCTCGGCACCTACCTCAGCTCCACGCCGTTCGACGACCTCGACCCCAACGACCGCGCCGTCTGCCGGGCCCAGGCTGAGCAGCTGGCGAGCGGACCGAACGGCACCTACTACGTCGCCGCGATCGTGGCAGGAGCCCGCCCGCACAAGACGGGCGACATGGGCTTTCTGACCCTGGAGACCGAAACCTCCACCCTCCGCGTCGCGGTGTTCCGTGACGCCTGGGCCGTCGAGCAGCGCCGCTTCGTCAAGGGCGCCCTCTGTCTGGCCGAACTCCGCAAGAACGACCGGGGCCTGAGCCTCGTCGCCTACCAGCCCCTGTGAGAGGCACCGCCATGCCCATCATCTCCTCCATCAGCCACCCCTACTGGTCCGCCCTCGGTGCGGCCGCCAAGCAGACCCGCAAGGGCCTGCAGATCTCTCAGGCCAGCGTCGCCCAGCACGTCGGTCTGACGGTCCGCGAGTACGCGGCCCTGGAGAGCGGCTTCATCCCGCCGGACGTCGCCGAGGCCCTCGGCCACCTCAGCCTCTCCCGCCTCGACGAGGCCCTCGGATGGGAGGACGGCACCGCCCGCTCCCACGTCGATACGGCCCTTACGGCCGCCATGTGGCCGACCTCCGTCGCCAACACCCTGCCGGTCGACGGCGAGACCCTCACCACCGGCGACCGCTCCGCCTACCCCGCCGCCGCCTGGGCCCGGCTCGGCAAGGCCGTCCGCGCCGCCCGCCTGGCACAGAAGATGACCAGAAACCAGCTCGCCTACGCCATGAAGTCCTCCAGCAAGACGATCATGCGCCTGGAGGAGGGCCGCATCTACGGCGACCCGCGCACCGCGCCGCCCGGCGACTACAACTCCGAGCGCTACGTCCTGCGCCGCCTCGCCTTCCTGGAGATGGCCCTCGAATGGGACCTGGGCCAGGCCGCCGAAATCCTCGAAGGCCAGAAAGAGGCCTCTGTCAGTCCTGCGGCGTAAGCTGCGAAATCAAGCCAACCGCCATTGGCCACAGCTGACCGCCATCAGCTGCTCCTACCGCCAAGGAGACCCCGCACCATGCCTCCCAAGAGCCGTCTCGCCAAGCTGCGCGCGGACCTGACCAAGGTCTACGGCGACCGCGTCACCCGGCGCGACACGATGGTCCGGCCCACCTTCATATCCAGCGGCAGCCTCACCCTCGACTACGCCCTCGGCGGCGGCTTCGCCCTGAAGCGCACCCACGAGATCGTCGGCCCCGAGGGCATGGGCAAGACGACACAGTGCATCCTCGCCATGGTCGACGCCCAGCGGATGTTCCCCGACCGGGGCGTGGCGATCATCGACATGGAGCAGTCCTTCGACTTCGAGTGGGCCGCGAAACTCGGCCTGGACCTCGACGAAGACCGCTTCGTCCACATCTACCCGGACCACTCCGAGGACGTCTCCGACCAGATCAGCATCTTCCTCCGAGACGGGGATATCTCTCTCGTCGTCGTCGACTCCGTCGGCGGCATGGAGTCTAAGGCCGCCTTCGAGAAAAAGGCCGAGGACTCCGCCATGGGCAAGAACTCCCAGGTCATCTCCCGCATGGTCAAGCGCGTCGCGGGCCTGTGCCGTGCGAACAACGCGGCCGTGATCTTCGTGAACCAGTACCGGGCCGACATCGGCAACCCGCGCGGTGGACAGAAGTCCGCCGGACCGAGCGCCCTGAAGTACAACACCACCACCAAGATCAAGATGAGCCGCACCGGCGAGCCGACGAAGAAGGTGTCCATCACCGACGCCGTCTCCAAGGCCCCCGCTGAACTGGAAGTTGCCCGCCAGATCCGAGCCAAGGTCGAGCGCAACAAGCTCGCCCCGCAGGGACGCGTCGCTGACTTCTGGTTCCGCAACGTCGCCACCGACAAGTACGGCCCCGTCGGCATCGACCGCGCCGACGAAGCCATCACCCTCGGCATCGCCACCGGCGCCATCAAGCGCCTGTCCACCGTGTCGTACGAGTTCCCCGACGGCAGCACCGTCAAGGGCGGCCGTCCTGGCGTCGAGGCCGCCATCGCCGAGCGACCCGAGCTGGTTGAGCAAGTCCGGGAGAAGGCCCTGGCCGCCATCTCCAGCGACGTCAAGGCCGACCACACCGTCTCCTACGACGACGTCCCCGACGGAGTCGACCCCACCACCGGCGAGATCCTGGAGGACGCCGCATGAACCGCCTGCTCAACTTCCTCAACCGCCGCCCCATCAGGTGGACGGGACGGACCCTGTCCGTCGCCGTCTTCGGCTACGTCTGGTACGGCCTCGGCACCACCTACGACCTGAACCAGCTGGACGACACCCCCGGCTTCCGTTTCGGCTTCATCCTTGCGGCCACCGCCTTCTACGGCGTCGCCCTCATCGCCGCCTACCTGGAGCGCCGTCCCGTCAAGGAGCCTCTGCTCATCGACCCCGACTTCCCGCCGACCAAGATGGTCTACCTGCAGGGCGAAGGAGAGCCGGAGCGCTGCGCCTGCCACGGCCAGGTGATCGAGGACGGCACCGAGATCCTGCACTGGCCCCAGCCTGCCAAGCTCATCTGCGTCGAAAAGGACCGCGCCAAGTGAACCTCGACAAGGGCCTGAACAAGCGCATGGGAGACGCGCACGAGGAGCGCCTGGCCGAGGTGCTGGGGATGCGCCGGACCCGGGGGAGCGGCAACCAGTGGCGCGACCAGATGGACGCCAAGCACGACCGCACGGCCTGCACCTTCGCCTTCGCGGTCGACGGCAAGTCCACCCTGGCCCAGTCCATCAGCATCACCCGCGCCATGTGGGAGAAGGCCGGGGAGCAGGCCAGCGGCGAACTGCCCATGCTCGCCCTCCGCTTCTACAACAACGCCTCCCTGGAAGTTCACGCCGACCTTGCCGTCTGCGATCTCCTCGACTTTGCCGAGATGCGCGAGGCCGCCGAGAACTGGCACAAGGCCAAGCCCATCCTGCAGTCGCTCGTCGCACTCGACCCGCGCTGCATCCCGGTCCTCGTGAGCCTCGCGAGCCACCTCATCAACGCAGATCAGTGAAGTGAGAACCCACCATGAATCCCCCGCACTTTGACCTCGCCAACTCCTGGAACTACATCCTCGCCAGCCTGGACGTCGTCGGCCTCGTCGCCCTGCGCGCCGTCGGCAAGAAGAACGCCAAGGGCTGGCTGTGGGCGATGTTCACTCAGGCCGTCTGGATGGTCTACTCCGTCTCCACCTTCCAGTGGGGCTTCCTCACCGTCGCCGCCGTCAAGTTCGGCGTCTACACCTGGAACTGGACCTCCTGGGTGCGCGGTGACAAGGCCGAGGCCAAGCCCAAGACGCGCGAGGAGCTGGCCCTGGAGCTGGCCCGCGATCGACTGCCGAAGGGCACGGACGAACTCACGGTGCTGCGAGCCGCCTCCATGCTGACCAAGGCACTCAAGGTAGTGGAGCTGTACCCGGAGAAGATGAAGGCAGGGCCGACCACGTGACCTTCACCCCGTCCTTCCGCCGGGTCGGCGCCATGAACAACAACCTGGCGCTGATCCCGCTGATCGAGAACGCCGTCCAGCAGTGCGCCTTCCCCAAGGACTTCACCGTGCGCCTGCACTCGTACTCCGCCAAGCGCGAGCCGGACGGCTGGTTCCACCCCTCGACCCACCCGACCATGGACGAGCGGAAGCTGTACTACTACCTCGCCCAGCCGGACAAGTGGGACGAACCCGAGTGGGACTATGGCCCCCGCATGTCCGTCCTGGTCGGCACGATCATGCACGAGGTCATCCAGACCGTCATGATCAAGATGGGCCTGCTCGTACCGCCGAAGGGCACCTGCGTGTGCTGCGGCAAGCCGCACGGCAAGGGCAAGGGCAAGTGCGATGAGTGGGGCGTACGCGATGACCTCCTCGGCCGACGCGGCCACATGGACGGCCTCCTCGACCTCCCCGGCTGGTGCGCGCCCGGCGACGGCATCTTCGACCTGAAGACGTCAGCGCCCGCCGCCCTCCGAGGCATCGAGAGCCATGACCTGGACGCCTTCAAGCTCAAGTGGCCCTACTACTACGGCCAGGCCCAGGAGTACATGGCCCTCACCGGCAAGCTCAAGGCCCTGATCCTCTTCATGGCCATGAGCGAGGGATGGGTGATGAAGGAGTTCACCATCCCTCGCGACGACCTGTACATCGCCCGCCTGGAAGCGAAGTACCGCACCGTCCGCCGCCACGTCGAGATGGGCACCCCGCCGCCCGTCGCCTGCTGCCCCGGCGGCGCCAAGGCCCGCAAGTGCCCCGCCACCCGCTGCACCGTCAAGATCGGACTCGCCGCATGACCGTCGCCAAAGCGCCGTTCTACGCCGACGGCAGCCTCATGCACTTCGTGCACCGCGACTCCGACGTCGCCGAGTGGAGGGACAACGAGCCCTTCCACGAGATGCTCACGCTCGACGGTGCGGTGCGCGGCATGTCCGCCGCCCGCCTGCGCTGGTATGCCGAGGGCGGCCGCCGGTTCGAGATGTTCCTGACCGACCTCGTCGACATGATCAACCGGACACCGAACCTCTACAAGGGTGCCATCAGCGGCTGGTGGATGGTCAGCAAGCGCGGCCGGAACTACGGCATCCGCCTCGCCACCGACGAAGAACTCTCCAAGGCCGGACACACCGGCGGCAACGGCGAAGACTGCCCCGCCTGCCAGGGCGCCAACCTGCCCTACCCCTTCCTGTGTCCCGCCCCCGAGGACTCCGCCAAGTCCTGACCCGCCCGACTCTGACCGCCATCGGAGACCCCCATGAAGAACCAGCTCGCCATACCCGCCGTCGAGCGCATCGCCCGCCGCAACGCCTTCCGCCCGCCCGTCTTCAGCGACTTCGCCGTCGCCACGGTGCAGGCCTTCGACCAGTCCCTGAACAACACCGGCATGGTCCTGCTCCGCTCCTGGGGCGGCGGCATCACCCTGCTGGCCACCGGCATGATCCGCCCCTCCGAAGAGGCCACCGACCAGCAGAGCTGGGAGGGCAACTTCGCCCGCGCCGAGGACATCCGCAAGGGCGTCGCCTACCACCGCACCGGCTACGCCTCCATGGCCGACGTCGTCGTCTACGAGCGGCCCCCGGTCCACGGCAAGCGCACCGAGTCCATCATCCTGGCCGGACGCGAGGTGCACCGCGCCACCGACGGCCAGGCCGTCATGGTCGACAACCGCCACGCCAAGAAGGTTATCGTCGGCCGCGCCGGTTCCAGCCAGAACCCCGTCACCAAGGCCCACGTCAAGGAAGCCGTCGAGGCGTACATCACCCCGCCCGAGGCCAGCGGCAAGACCATGCCCTGGAACGAGCACGTCCGCGACGCCTGCATGCTCGCGCTGGCCTGGCTCTACGACGAGAAGCAGCGACAGGCCCAGGAGGCCGCCCAGGCCCAGCCGCTGGCGGTCGCCGCATGAGCGACGCACAGGAGATCGTAGAGCTGGCCCAGTGGATGGGCGACGCGCAGGCCGCCAAGCAGGCCAACCGGGTCGTCGGCGAACTCGCCCGCGAGGCCGACCAGCCGCTGGCCGTCGACATCGACCCCGACCGCACCCGCGAGACGTCCACGACCGGCTTCTCTCGCATGCGCACCGAGTGGCGGCCGGGAGAGGGCGCCGAGGTCGCAGGCATCGTCCAGCAGGCCCAGGGCATCATCCACCGCGCCTTCCCCGACGCCTACCTGGTCATGAACGAGCTGTGGATGCTCGTCCGCGAGCCGGTCATCGACCAGGGCACCGGCGAGATCAAGACCGACCTCTTCGGCTGGCCCGAGTGGCAGAAGCTCCCCTCCGGCGCCTACGTCGAGGACTACACCCGCCTCGCCAACCGCGAGAAGGACGACTTCCTGCTGCGCATCACCACCGGCCTGCTGGAGTGGGAGCAGAAGGCGTCCACCCTGTGGCTGGAGTCCATGCTGGCCAAGGGCCGCTGGGAGGAATCCATGGCCACCGGCTTCGTCGCCCCCACCGGCCGCGTCACCGTCGAGGAGCGCACCCAGCGCGGCCGGGCCTACGCCGCCGAGGACCGCTACCACGCCATCTTCCGCGCCTCCGTGAGCAGGTCGGCCGACAGCCTGATCCGCTCACTGGAGCGCATCGGCCAAAGGTTGAAGGACTCCCTGACGGCATGACAGACAACCAGGCCGAGCGCCGTGAGAAGTACGCTGCAGCGATCCGCGCTCAGGTCCGCTTCCGACTCGGCGCCAGCGTCGCCAAGCTGGCCGCGCAGGGCCGACCGCTGGTGATGACCCCCAACGAGGCGGAGGCCGCAGCTGACGCCGCCATGGCCGTCGCGGACGCCGAACAAGCCGAACTGCGGCAGTTGCAGGCCACGCCCCCAGACGTGGCTGTCACGCTGACCGACGCTGAGCGCCAGTTCCTCTCCTTCGCCCTCGATCAGGCCGCAGAGGAGATGTTCCACCGCGACGGGTTCACCGCTGAGGACTGGGCCGCGCTGGAGAAACTCCGCCGCGTGACCGCGCTCCCCGCAGCCGCCTCGGGACACGCTGACCGGGCTGCCGTCCTCCGTGAAGCCGCTGATGCGCTTGACGAGTCCGAGATCCTGCGCGACCTCACGGACGACCACATGCACGATGTGAACGCCGCTGCCAACGAGCTGCGCCGCATGGCCGACGAGACGCCGACCGCCTGAGTCCTGTCTGTGGTGCAACTTCGATCGACGAAAAGTTGGAGTTGCGGGCGGGGGCCTGCTTATGCTGACACAGAATTCCAGATGTGCTGCCGCCACATGCACATCCGGGAAGGCGCGACCGCCACGCGTCAGTAAAGGAACCCGCCTGCATGACAATAGACGTGCGCGTGCTCCGGGAACTGTTCCGGCATCTCCAGGCGTGGAACACCCTCTACGAAACAGAGGGTAAGGACACGATAACTGGCCCGGACGGAACCGAGTACTGCATCCACGACATCGTCCGCCTCTACGAGAACGCCGTAAACGGACGCGGCGCCAACGGAAAGCACCTGCTTTCCCCACGCCAGCGCGAAGCAATTCAGCTGTTCCTCATCGAGAACCGGCCCGAGCGGGAAGTCGCCCGCCTCATGGGAGTCTCCGAGGACAACCCCGTCGCCTCCTACGCCACCCAGGGCCTCGTCCGCCTGAACGATCTGATCAGCGCGGGCGTCATCCCCGGCAACGGCGCCGAGGACGACCTGGAGGTGGCCGCAGCATGAGCGACCGCATCCGCCACGGAGTCGACGCCGACCTCGAAGCCCAGGCCGACGCGATCTTGCGCCAGTCCTTCCTGGATAACCCCGACCCGGAAGAGAAGGCCAAGATCCTCACCTCCTACATGCTGCAGAACCGCCTCAAGCGCGAGGTCTTCGTGCCCGGCGGCACCCCCGACGGCGCCGTCCGCAAGGGCAGCTTCCACCGGGCCATCAACCGCAAGCACCCCCACCTCAACGCCGCCGAGGGCGTCGCCCGGCCCCAGCACCGCGTCCCGCTGAAGGCCGAGGAATGACCGACAACCTGCCCGCCCTTGCGGACCCCGAGGAGACCGGCCCGGCCAGCATGGTGCTGGTACGCGTCGGCGGCCGCACGGTGCCCGCCAAGACCGGGGCCCGCTGCCGCGTCTGCCAATCCCCCCACCGCGCCCAGATCGAGGCCTGGATCCTGGAGGGCTACACCCGGCCCACCATCCTCGCCCACCTCGCCGACATGGAGGAAGGGCCCCTAGGCCACCCCACAGAGAAGGCCCTGCGCGTCCACACCGACCGCCACCTTCCGCTCAACGCCCGCGCCGAAGCCGCCATCCTGGAGCGCCGCGCCGAACAACTCGGCGAGGAGATAGAAAAAAGCGGCGGCCGCGTCGTCGACTACCGCTCCGCCGCGCATATGGTCGTACTCAAGGGCTTCGACCGCATCCAGCGGGGCGAGCTCCAGGTGGACGCCAGCACCTTCATGAAGGCCATCGACCTCATCCACAAGTTCGAGATGGCCGTCGAGGGCGGAATGGACGCCAACGTCTGGCGCGACGCCCTCATGGAGTACATGCGAATAGCAGTCCCCTTCATCCCTCCGGAGAAGCGAAAGGAATTCGCTGCCGCCCTCAGCGAAAGCCCCGTCCTTGCCGCGCTGGCCCGAAACCAGCAACAGCAACACATTTAAAAATCCGGCCCGCCAGCCGGACACCACCCACCACTCCTTCCGCCAGAGGAGAACCGCCCGTCATGCACCTCCGCGAGCCCTCCACCATCACCCTCCGCGACCTCGACTTCGCCTGGAAGAACCGCGACCGCGAGTGGACCTCCGACGCCTGCGTCCCCACCGTCGACTTTCCCCAGGCCCCGGGCGTCGAGCCCACCGTCCTCCTCGGCGACCACGAGATCACTCTGGACGAGAAGGCCATCGAGCTGCTCTGCGCCTTCTACCAGATCCCCACCGCGTACTTCCGGCGCATCACCCCCGAAGAGCGCCACTACGTGATGAACATGCGCATGCAGCACGCCCTGGGCGAGGTGACGATCACCTACGGCGACCAGGGCGTCACCGACGTCCGCAAGCCCACCAAGCCTCGCCTGGAGGCCGAGGAGTTCGTCCGCATCGCCCACCGGCTCTGCCCGCCCTCCTCCACCGTCCTGGACGCCTGGGTCACCGCCGACGAGCTCCGCCTGGACGTCATCTCCCGCGACGTCGAGGACGGCATCCGGGGCGGCCTGCGCTTCTCCCAGAACCGCAAGCAGAACCTGGCGCCGACCGTGGCACCCCTCCTCTTCCACGAGGACACCACCACGGTGATCGAGATCCCCGACCCCTCCCTCAAGATCGACGCACGCGGCGTCTCCGTCGACAAGATCGGCGAACGCCTGGCCGCCGAAGCCCTGCGCGCCGACGCCCGCCTGTACAAGGACGCCGAGCACCTGCTGAGCCTGCGCAGTACTTCCATCGCAGGCGACCGCATCATCCGCCTGCACCGCATCGCCGCCGAGCACAAGATGCCCGTCCGGCCGCTCGCCGACATCACCGTGGCGCTCTCCCGCAACGACGAGCCCACCCTGCTCGACATGGCGCTGGCCATCGCCAACACCGCGAACAGCCCCAAGATCCTGCAGGACCCCGACAAGCGGAAGCTGCGCGCCACCCTCCAGCACATCGCCGGAGCCGTCGTGGTCGACGAAGCCGAACGCTGCTCCTCCTGCCACGCCCTCGTCGCCGCCGCCTGACCGCCACAGGAGAACCCGTGTCCGACAACACCCGCCGCACGATCTGCACGATCGCCTGGCTGGCCTTCTGCGCCTACCTCTTCTGGCTGGACAACCACTGATGACCGAGAACCTGCGCCAGCGCCCCGGCGACCAGCCGCTGCCCACTGAGGGCCAGGAGAACGTCCAGGACGCCCTGATCGCCCGCATCCTCAGCAGCCCGCGCCTCGGCGCCGGGGCCAACGAGCTGGCCGTCAAGATCATGCAGCGGCGGAAGTTGGGGGTCGAGCGCTACGGCCGCCCTCTGCAGACCTTCAACGGCCGCGACGCCGTCCAGGACCTGCTCGACGAACTCCTGGACGGCGCCACCTACGCCATGCAGATCAAGATGGAGCGCGAGGCGACCCAGGCCCGCATCGACGCCGCTCTGGCGGAACACCAGGCCGACTTCACCGGCCAGTGCTACGCCTGCAGGATCGCCTCGCCCTGCCCCACCCGCCGAATCCTCACCGGCCAGCAGACGGCCGGGCCCATCACCGTCACCCGAGTCGACCCGGTGCAGGAGATCGTCTGCTCGCCGGACGCTATCGACTTCGTACGCGAGCGCTTCCAGATCACCGAGGCTCAGACCGGCATCCCGGACGTCGGCGAGTACATGGGCCTGCCCGTCTACGTGGACGACGTGCTCCCGCCGCGCACTGTCCGTCTGCGCCCCAGCACCCCCAAGCAGTAGCCGCCCCCTCCTGCCGCCAGAGGAGCCCCCATGCCTGTCCCCAACCGCTTCGGCGCCAATGAGCCGCTGGACCTTCGCGGGTCCAAGCTGCGCCGCGACTACGCCGACTACCCGACCCCGGCCGCCCCCGGCGGCCTGATCCTGCCGCCGGGCGTGCAGTCCTCCAGCCCGTTCGGGCCCGCCGTCGACCGCGACCGCTTCGACAAGGAGTACGGCGGCGTCTACCAGCGCCAGGAGATGGCCCAGGGCGACATCCACGACAGCGAGATCCTCGCCCTCGAAGCGATCTTCAAGGACATGCAGGACCGCTACGGCGCCCGCGCCTTCAACGTCGAGGAGTTCGAGCGCGAGGCCAAGGACCGCTGCCACGACCAGCTCGGCCTCGCCATCGACATCCGCTGGAAGGCCCTCGCCGACGGCACCGGCCGCCTCATCGAAGGCGCTGCCAGCCCTGAGATCGAGATCGTCGGCCGCGTCGAGAAGAAGGACCGCAAGGCCTTCGACCACGACCAGAAGGTCTTCGAGGTCACCCACGACATCGCCGACCTCGGCACCCAGGGCGTCATCGCCTCCAGCGAGCCCGCGCGCGGAGAGCACACCCACTGATGAGCCGCCTCCACGAATGGGACGACGACAGCGTCACCGTCGCCGTCATCCCGCAGACCTGCGGAAACTGCGGCGGCCGCACCGACCGCGTCCGCATGTCCCTGGAGGTCCTCATCTCCAGCGGCGCCGACTTCATGGGCATCCGCACCGTCGCCGAGACCCCCTGCTGCGGCGGCAAGCGCAACGCCGCCTACCCGGCCGAGCGACTGGCCGCGCTCCTGGACCACCTGAAGCACTGCTCCAAACACTGAGAAAACCGCATTTCCGCATATCCGTTGAGCCGCTGAAGGGGAACCCATCCATGCTGGAGCTCATGGACCTGTCTGGCGCTGAGCGCTGGATCCACAGCTACGTCTCACGTGGCATCCGCCACGGCTGGGACTACAAGGACGACACCTTCTTCGTCGTCCTGCAGGTCAAGCTGGACCTCGGCAGCGCCGAGGACTTCCGGCCCATGTCGGTCGGCCTGGACGTGGTCGCCTTCCCCAACGGCAGTGGGAGCCCCCTCACGGTCCGCTCCACGCTTCAGGAGCTGTCCAAGCAGAAGTTCTTCGAGGCGGGCATCGAGGTCGCCCAGGCTCTCGTGAAGGCCATTCCGGCCGACTGACTCAGAGCCCGAGGCCCCTCCCCGACGAGAACCGGGGAGGGGCCTCGCTGTGCCCAAGGTCAGCCCGTGGTGATCTCGGCGGACTTCACGTACAGGAGCACGGACGTCTCCTCGTCCTTCTCCGGGTCCTGGAAGTAGACCTCGTGCCCCTCCCACTCCTCGGCGAGGTGCACCGCCAGGGACTCGTACTCCTTCAGTCGCGGCCCGTCGCTGTACTCGACCTCGAAGGTCATCGTCAGCGTGGGGTTCTTCTTCTTCGCCATCTCGGGCTCCTCAACTCGCGTTCCTGCAAGGAGGGTTGGCCAACCCGGTGAGACCACAGTAGGCCAGCAAAGTCCCAGTTCAAAGCTTCGTCGTGGCGGCTCAGGAGAGGCTTGGGAAGCCCGATTCGGCCTTCCGGCGGCCCAGACGGCGCCGGAAGGGGTGCCGGGTGCTGCCGGGGAGTGCGTCCGGGGGTCGCGGAGGGTGTGCGAAGGCCAAAAACGCCACCCGCACTTCATTTATAACGGTCAGGTAACGGTTGTCTGCTGCTGTGCAAAGCCGCTCCGGCGCCCGAAGGGGCGAGGAGGGCACCGCCATGAGCAGCAAGTTCGAGGACACATCCCCGCTGGCCAGCTTCGACCCGCTGGCCATCCACCAGCTGTACCTGGGGCTGGAGGTCCCCGACCCGATCACGTTCGTGGTCTCGCCGAAGTACCTGAACCGGCCGAACCTCTACCCCCGCCAGGCCACCCTCCTGAAGGTGTTCTTCCTGCGTGAGGACCTGTTCACCGCGTACGACTACAGGGTCGTCGCCGAGTGGGACGAGGCCTACCGCACCGCCAAGAGCGCCAACGAGCAGCGCGCCGCCCGCGCCGCCGCGCTCGCCGAAACCCCCGAGGACGCGCTGGCGGCCGAGATCGACGGCATCATGACCGACGCCCTCGACGAGATCGCCGCGCAGGCCCTGCTGGAGGGCAACGAGGACGCCCCCAAGATGCCACTGTCCGGCAGCCCGGACCTCCTCGGCCGGATGCGCGCCTGCAAGGCCCTCGGCTACCGGTGGTTCAAGGAGATCCTCCTGGTGATGGGCCGCCGTGCAGGCAAGGGCCACATCTCCGCTATCGCCATGGCCTACGTCCTGTGGTGCTACATGGCCAAGGGAGACCCCCAGGAGTTCTACGGCGTCGACCGCGACAAGAAGCTCGCCGTCCTGATCTTCGCGGGCAAGCGTGACCAGGCCAAGCAGAACCTGTGGCGCGACCTCGTCAACGTCGTCACCGGCGGCCCCTGCTTCGCCCCCTACATCGCCGACAGCCTCGGCGAGAAGCTGAGCGTCTACGCCCCCAACGACTTCATCCGCATGGACGAGATGCGCAAACGCGGCATCAAGACCGCTATGGACATGGCCACCTTCCACATCCTGCCGAAGGAGTCCACCGTCATGGCAGGCCGTGGCCCGGCCTCCATGATCCTCGGCTTCGACGAGATGGCCCACGTCGTCAACAGCGGCGCCAACCGCTCCGCCGGAGAGGTCTACGACGCCTCCACCCCCTCCCTCGACCAGTTCGGCAAGGACGGCTTCATCGTCGAACCCTCCAGCCCCTGGGAGATGAGCGGCAAGTTCTACGAGAACTGGCTGCGCGCCACCGAGTACGAGCCCGACGGCACCCCCGTCTACCCGTCCGTCATGATGATCCAGCTGCCCAGCTGGGACGTCTACCTCGACTGGCAGATCGCCCACGAACTCCCCCTCTTCCCCGAAGGCTTCACCGGCGACAACGGGGAGTACACCGACTGTGAGCTGCCGAACTTCCAGCCGCTCAAGGGCGCCATCCAGAACTACGACGAAGAGATGCGCAAGCTGGAGAAGGCCGACCCCGACACCTTCGCCGTCGAGCGCCGCGCCCAGTGGGCCACCGTCCTGGACGCCTACCTCAACCCAGACAAGGTCGAGGCCGTCTTCGGCCCCTGGCACGAGCGCCCCGAACGCTACGGCGGCAAGCTGATCCTGCCCACCACCCAGGGCATCCTCGCCTACACCTACAAGGGCCACGCCGACCCAAGCTCGGTCAACTGCCGCTTCGGCGTTGCCATCGCCCACACCGAGACCGACGACGAGGGCCGCCCGCACGTCGTCTTCGACAAGATCCACTACTTCGACCCGGCCGACTTCCCGGGCCACACCATCGACTACGAAGAGGTCGAGGACTGGATCTGGGACGACATGATCGTCCCCTACATGCCCGAGGACTTCACCTTCGACCAGTACCAGAGCGTCGGCTCCATCCAAAAACTGGTCAAGAGAGTCGCCCGCACCCGCATGCCGAAACCGGTCAACATCTGGGAGCGCACCGCCACCAACCAGATCAACTGGAAGTACGCAGAGACCTTCAAAGCCGCGATCAACATGGGCCTCGTCCACGCACCCGAGCACGACGAAGGCATGCTGGAACTGAAGTTCCTCCAGAAGCCGCCCGGCATCAACCGTGTCGATCACCCCACCGTCGGCCCCGTCCAGACCAAGGACATCGCCGATGCGATCATGATCACAACGTACGCCCTGATCGGCGACTGGATCGAGGGCTACAAGGAGATGCTCAACGCCGCCCAGCCCACCGGCGCCATGCAAGGAGGCCTCCACGGCTCCAGCGCCCGCACACCCGACATGGCCGCCCCCGACTACGACATGCAGGCCCGCCTGGACGCCCTGCGCTCCTTCACACGGACCCGTACAGGACGCCACGGCTGGGAGCAAGGGCTGGGCCGCACAAGGTCCGGATATCGCCGTTGAGCTGGAATGGCTGCCTTGCCCACGAGGAAAAATCCGTGGCACGATGACGTCGTCTCGTGAATATGGACTGCCGGAAATGATCCGGCAGTGTAGCGGGCGTGCCTCGCGCTCCCGGCGTCTGGCCGAACAGGCCGGTCGGGACCAGCGCAGGGTGTGATGGCGTCTGGCGGGATTGACCATCGCTTAAAACGTCTCACGAGATGAGAGAAGCCCCCCGGCAAGGATCCACCGGGGGGCTCTCCCCTTTCCACCCTGTCCTCCACTCCTTCACCGACGTGAAGGGCTGGAGGTGCAGGGGATGACGGACATCAGCGCGGCCAGCTTCTTCCGCCAGGCGGCGGCCGATGGCGGGATCGACTTCGACCACGAAGAGACCGACACCGGCAGCTCGATCTGGCCCACCCGGATCAAGCTCAAGGCCCTGCACCCCGAGACCGGCGAGGAGATGGGCTTCCTCGACTACCAGGTGCCCCGCCGCAAGGCCGACAAGATCACCGTCCATGAGCTGAAGACTCACGAGGACTACCGGCGCCAGGGCGTCGGCTCCGCCCTCATGGACGAGATGCAGCGCCGCCATCCCTCCACCCCCATCGATCACGGCGACCGCACCCCCGCCGGTAAGGCCTGGTGGAAGGGGTACACCGACGGCAAGCGAGTCCAGCGCGGCCGCACCATGGCCTCCCTCATCGACGCCTCCCACCCCCGCGCCGAGGTCCCGCCCGAGCAGGCAGAGGCCCTCGAACACCCCTCCTTCAGCGAGTACCGGCGCCGCTCCCTGGAGCTGGCCAAGAACCCCACCCCCGGCACAGTCGTCTGGCGCGGCGAGACCCGCACCGGCGAGCCACACGACGCCCTGCGCTCCTCCGGCGTCGGTATGCACTGGACCGTCAACCCCGACTCCGTCCTCGTCCCGCGCCCGCAGCACGAAACCGAGCGCCGCGTCCTGTGGCAGGGACGCATCGAGAACCCCACCGAGCAGACCATCCCGCGCTCCCACCCCAGCTGGGGCGGCCGCACCGGCCACTCCATGGACCACGAGGCCGAGGTCCGCTTCCAGCCCGGCAGCAAGGTCCACATCGAGGGCGCCTACGTCTGGCACGGCCAGGGCGACCCCCAGGGCCAGCCCGTCCCCCGCAGGCCCGAGCGAACCCACCCCGGCTGGAAGTGGCACCCCGTCGGCGAGCACGCCGAGGTCCGCAACCTCGGCCACATCGACTACGGCCAGCACGAGACCCCGGCCAGCGACGCCAAGATGCCGCCCCTGTGGCACGGTGCCGACCCCCACACCGTGCTGCAGCACGAGCACGACGCGGGCAACCATCACTCCAGCCACCCCGGCGGCACCTACGACGACATCGACTGGGACGCCCCCGACGAGCACGTGGACGGCCACAGCGCCGCCGTCATGACCGACATGGCCCTCAAGGACGGCTACATCAAGCCCCACGAGCTCAGCCACGAGGACGCCTCCGAATGGCTGCGCTGGCACCCCGACCGCGCGGGTATCGAACAGCGCCACAGCGGCAAGACGGCCATGCGCCGCACCGCAGCCCTGCAGGACGGCGACGACATCCCCTCCGGCCTCCTCAACCCCCACGGCCACCGTGTGAAGGTCAAGGTCGGCGGCCAACGCAACGTCGAGCTGGTGCCCCGCCACGAGGTCGAGCGCTACGCCAGCCAGGAGACCACCAAGGAGCACACCAAGGAGGTCGGCGAGCGCATCATCCACACCGGCGAGATGGAACCGCTCATCCTGCAGTACCACCCCAAGAGCGGAGAGGCCTATCTGGGCGAGGGAAACCACCGCCTGCGCGCCGCCCGCACCCTGCAGATGGACCACGTCCCCGTCCGCGTCACCCGCAACAACTACGGCCTGGCCGGGCCCGGCGTGAAGGTGCCCCAGGACCATCCCGCCATCGCCGCTGGTGAGCACGTCCCCTACGACATCAAGCCCTCCGACATCGGCCTGACCACGGTCCACAAGCCCACCATGTCTGAGGCCGACAAGCACACCGAGCTGCTCAACTACCGCCTCCTCCACGGCGGCAAGACGGCGGCCTACACCCACGACCCACTGCCCGAGCAGGTCCGTTCCTGGAAGAACACCCGCTGGGATGTTCCCCACGAGGTCACCAGTTACATCCACCGTGGCCTGACCCTCCCCCTGACGCCCGAGGACCACGCCTACGTCCACGACGACTCCATCCCCGCTGGACGGCGCGCGGCCCACATCGTCGGCCTCGTCCACGCCCAGGGCGGCCTCGGACGGCACTGGACGGCCGACCCGGACATCGCAGGTCACTTCTCCCATTCCGGCGTCGGAGAACTGAAGCACCACCCCCACCTGCTCTCCGTCACCCTGCACGCGCACCCGCCCGCGCCCGAGCACATCGAGCACGATCCCGTCGAACTCGGCCGCATGGGAGTGCAGGGCCAGTCCGTCGAGAGCGAAGTCCCCCTCAAGGCCAGCTCTCCCGTGCGCCTGTTCGGCGTGTCCTGGCGCAACAGCCGCGACTTCGAGCAGCGCGGCCACTACCGGGCAGCCCCAGGAGCCAAGGGCATCACCCGCAACGCATCGTCCGAGAAGCCCTGTCCCTGCTGCGGCGGCACCGGCGAGCACAGCACCGGCTTCGAGTGCTACCACTGCGACGGCGGCCTCACAGTCCCTGTCAACAGTTCGGGTGATGCCACTTGCGACGGCACCTTGCCTGACGGCGGCCACAAGAGGATGGCGCGCGAGCTTGGTGTCTACGGGCCCCCTGACCGCTGGTATCACGCTTCACGGGAGAACCTGGATGAAGACGGATTTGAGGAGGGACACGTCAAGCCGGGCCATGACGAGGAATACGGCAAGCACTGGAACAGCCACCTCGGCATCCACCTGACCTCGCACCACCCGACGGCGGTGGAACTCGCCGAGGGGATGTACGGCACCGTTCACCACGTCAGTCTGAACTCCAGCAACCCGCGCCACTACCCCTCCGAGCACGACCTGACCCACGACGTTCACTCGTGGGCCAGCAAGCACCCGGACTTTCGGCGCGACATGCCTGCCCCTGACCACTCTCTGCCCGCCACTGAGGCGGCCGAGACGATGCTGCGCCACCACCCTCGCATCGCCGAACTCGCCCAGGGATTCCGTCAGCATCTGCGCAACCAGGGCCACGACGCCATCACCTATGGCAACGAGTACGAGGGGCCGCACGGTCATCTGTGCGCTATCGCTCTGAGCCCGCACGACGCACGGATAGACGGGGCTCACAGCTGGGACGACGACGAGGAATGCGGGCACCTTGATGCGCTCCCCCCTCGCCACGCCTCCGTCGACACCCCCGTCCCTGACAACACCCGGCCGTACGAGCATCCCCACGACTGGCTCCCCCGCGATCACTTCTTCGCGCCGGGGGAGAAGGGCCTGGATCCGCGCCTGTTCGATGGCGACCGCATGCACCCCGAGGTCCGCCAGTACCTGCTGTCGCTGCTCAACGGCTTCTGGGCGCCCCGCTACGGCGACTCCTGGCAGTCCTGGGCCCGCGTCTACCTCGCCGGGTCCGAGGCCAGCCACTTCTACGGCAACGGCGACCTCGACATCCTGATCGGCATCAACTACGAGGCGCTCAACCAGCACTGCGACGCCTTCTGTGGCGAGCCCTGGAACGAGATCGGTGACCGTCTCACCGCCGAGCTCAAGGCGAACCTCAACGACGACCTCCGCATGCTGCCCGGACCGGACGGCAAGGAGACCGGCCCCTGGGAGAACACCTGGTTCGTCCTGAGGGACCCCTCTGGCACCGGCGACATCCGCAACATCAAGCCGTACGCCGCCTACGACATCACCGCCGACACCTGGGCCGTCCGCCCTGTCGAGGTGCCCGACGACTTCGGACCCGAAAAGCTGCCCGAGGCGAACTGGGATGTGGTGGACGCGGTGCGCGCCTTGGTGAAGGCTATTGGGGAACTTCCCCCCGGCACTCGCGAACGGGAAGGTGCAGCGTTGTACGATTACCTCCACTCCGACAGGTCCGCCGCCTTCGGAGATGAAGGGACCGGCCTCTACGACACCGCCAATGTCCGCTGGAAGGCCCTCTCCGCAGCACCAGACGCACCCCTGCAGCAGCTCGTCGACTGGAAGCACGCCCACGGAACCGCCGCCACGGACCGGGAGACCGCCGCATGACCGAGCACAGCGCCACCGAGTTCTTCCGCACGGCCGCAGGCATCCCCGAGGGCGCGCCCAAGGGCCTCGCGACCAGCGAGCAGACCTGGGGCCACTACCGGGCCGAGCACGCCGCCTTCAAGGACACGGACCAGCGGCAGTACCCGAGCACCAAGGCGGCCCAGCAGCACGCCGACGAGATCTGCGACAAGGAGGGCCTGCCGCGCGTCAAGGTGCGCGCGCACCGCTCACCGAACCCGAACTACTCGCGCTACGACTCGCAGCTCTACGTGAAGCCCGAGCGCCAGTACATGCCGGTGGTCTCCCTCGGGAAGTCCTCCTACAACGAGGGCGTGCTGATCCACGAGCTGGCGCACCACAAGCACTTCACGACGACGTTCCCCGACGGCAAGGTGGACCCCGAGGGGCGGGAGAAGTACTTCGCCGACGACGAGGGCGGCCACGGCGCAGGCTTTCAGCAGCACTACCACCAGATGATCTCCGACCACCACAGCGGCGGCAGCGACTTCGCCGACTCCGTACGAAGCCACGCCGCAGAGGGCGGCTTCTGGAAGGCGTCCGCACTGCAGGCCGAGCCCACGGGGGAGGAGGGGCCACTGAACGAGTCACTCGTCTGCCTCTCACCCACCGCCAGCCGCGAGACGAGCGAACCACACACCGCGACCGCGTTCTTCCGTGGCGCGTACGATGCCCCCGAAGGAGGAGGCCATGGATCTGGACGAGCAGACCGACGAGATGATGTCTCCCGAGGTCGAGGCGGAGATCCTGCACCGGCAGGAGACCGCCGACGACCGCAGCCCGGTCAGCATGAACGAGCTGAAGCGGCGCCTCGCCGAGTCCACGCTTCAGCCGAGGTAGAACGCCACCCCGAGCTGCAGGGCGACCTGGAC